ACAACGTCGGTTGAATTCATTATGCTTGTTGCAGCCATTTTTCTTTGTTTTTTATCGTTTTACAAATTACTAAATCAATCGCGTGATATCCGAAATTGTAGATCAACTTGTGATCCAAATGTTCGTTCATCATCGCTGAACAAATCGCGTTGTCCCTCGAACATACACGATTGTACTTTCACACCCTGAATGATTCCGTTCATCCTTACGAATGCACTGCGAATGTATTCAACGGCGTTTTGTGTGTCGGAATACTTTGTTGAAATCAACGTGATCCTGACATCAATATCATCAATGTGCGAATCCGATTCTTTGGTCATACTGGTGGTGATGTTTACCACCTCATAGATTGCGAATGGAGTCGTTTGTGATTGTGCGCCAACAACAGGAAAAACGCGTCCACCAAACAATGTGTTCAATGCTGAATCATTGTCGAATGTGTATTTGATAACCTTTCCTATCATACCCGTGCGGCTTTTACCTTTTTATTCAAAAATGAACGCATCAATCTTTTGAATTCGTTTCCAACGCCTGATGAATTTTTCATCCGCGCCCGACTTGCGAATCCTTGAATTCCACTTTTATATCCGCCGTCCTGCAAATATCCGTATTCCAAAAAGTGCGCAAACCATCCGCCCTTTTCAGGATCGGAAAATGAACGCTTCACCCTTGGACCAACTTGCAATGATGCGAATGTTGATCCACGGTTCACTTTCGTTGTGATGATCCCCATCGATTTTGCAAGTGTTCCAGGCTTGATTTCCGCATAAATTCCACCGTTTCGATAGACAACGAAATCGCGTTTGCTTTTGGCTTTGGCCTCCTCTTTGTATGCCTTCACCATCGGTTTCAATGACTTACGTGCGATGCGGCGAATTTGCGCCGTGGTCACCCCATCGTGTAGATTCTCCAATTCTTTGAACGCACGTTCAAATTCCTTTTTGATATCCCTTTCATCAAAACCAATAAAAGCCCCGCCAGTGTTTCCACCGCGTGAACTTCTTGCTGACATCATTCTTTCGGCCGTTGTTCCCATTAGTCCGCAAATCGTGTCACGATCCTTTGGAATGCTTTGCGTGAATCGGCATTCAGGATAGTTTCAATTTTGTATGTTTCGTTGTTGTACACAATGCGCATTTGCTCATTGATGTCGTTGCGGTATCGGATGAAAAATTCCACCTTTTTACTCGCAACTATTTGGTTCCCATCTTCACCTTCTTTTCCGCTTTTTTCCTCAACCTTTGCCCATACCGTGGCCAATGTTGTGAATGATTTCACAACTTCACCGAACGCGTCGGTGCTGGTGGTATAGCCTTGGATCACGATTCTGCGATCCAATTGTCCCGATTGATCAATCATTAGAATGTAAAGATTCGATATGGGTTCCACAAATATTCCGATGCCGTTGGCAACTGACGAACACGATCCATTCGTTGATCGTATAATTCGGAAATGACCAACATCATTCCCTGAATCAATGGCTTTGGAATTGCAGAAACATCAGTCCCTACAACATAGCGCACGATCAATTGATTGATAACGCCCGCGCCTGTGGTCCAACCATCAGTTGATTGAATGCGTGCGGGTTCCGATATCAAATCGGTTGTGTACAACGATGACGGAATCACCGCCGTTGAACCAATTTCGTCAACATAAGAAACGGATGTGATTGATGCAACTGAACCGCGTGACAAATACAACAAGTTCGATTGACCATCCCAATGATTGCGTGGGAATTGGTCAAAATATTCGTCTATTGTTGAAGTCACCAAAACGCGTCGTGTGTAACTTTCACACATTTGACGTGCGGCCGTGATTAGGGCCTCAATCAAGGTGTCGTCATCACTATGGTCAACGCGAAGAAAATTCTTCGCCTCGGTCAATGTGATGGGTTCGGACGCCGCGGGCGTTACAATATCAATTGCCATTTCTTATCTTGTTTCCTTTGTAGTGTTCTTTTTCACCGCCTTCTTTGCGCGTGCTTTTGGTGCTTCGGCAATTGCCTCACAAAAACCCGCATTCAAAAAATCGGTCAACATCTCATCGGAGTGGATTTCCACCACCGCGTGTTTGCGGTAGTGGAATCCATTGCCCGACACAGATTTCAAAAATCTGACTTTCATATCGATTAGGCTTGAGCCAAGTATTTCACTGCACGGCTATCAAGAACCTTCGCATCCTTACGAGCGTAAGAAACGAAACCAACTTCTAACTCGTCCATGTAACGCTCGTTCAAACGTACCATTTGAACACCACCAGCAGAACGAACAACGAACTTGCTGAAGTCAGCCGCCAACAAAGTCTTTTGACCCGTTGTGATTGCTGATGCCATATCGTTGTTGTAGTATAGGTTGAATCCAAATAATTTGTCCGGCTCACCAGCCGTCATCGACGGGATGAAGATTGGGAAATCGTTGGCACTGCCCAGCCCTAAACTACGAATCACAGAAATTACAGAATCGTTGGCCATAAGCCCGAAGGTTGGCTTGTTTCTATAACTTGGGTCGATTGAGTGGATAAGGTCCAAGATATCGTCAGCGGCGATTGCCGTTGCAGATGCCGCGGTGTTTCCTAATGTTGCACCCGTGATGATACCTTGTGGTTGGCTTGAACCAGTTCCCGTTGTGAATGCCGCGTTTGTTGCGCGTGCGATTCTTTCGCCCATTGCTTCAGCAAGGAATGCGTTCAAATCGAATGCGTTGTCTTGCAACAATTGCATTGAAACGCGAACTTGTGATGCGTAGTTGTAAGCACTCAATTGAGCGTTGGCGAATGTCATATCTTGAACAGTTACCGCCGCCGCTTCAGAAGTTAAACCAGCATCAGTTGCCGTGTCGTTAATTGTTGGGTAATCCAACAATGCGCCACCCGCAGTGTTCAATTTCTTTGCAAGACGCTCAACTTCACCAGTGAACAATGTTGCGATATCCAACTCATTACTGAAATCTTGAGGTACAAGGAATCCACCCAATGAATCGGTTCCAGCAACTTGCGTTGATGTTCCACGTAATTCAGCCATCATTGAACGCTCGTTTGCGTTCAAAGAACTCATACCGTTGCGGAGGTATTTTTCGAATGCACCTTTGCGTGTTGCTTTTGGAGCAGCCTCACGAACTTCTGCATTTGCAGCCAATTCTTTTTTCATTTCAGCAGTGCGCTCAAGAACATCAATTTGTTCTTTGATGCCACGTGCATCCGCTTCCATTGCGTCGAATTTTGTTTTTTCTTCTGCGTTCAATGAACGTCCTTCTGCTTGAGCAGCCTCAACGATATTCGTTGCTTGCTTGATCAATTCAGCGCGTTTGCCGCGCAATTCGATGTTTTTCATCGTGTTAAAAATTTAGAATTTTACTTTTATACAAATAAATGGCGGAATCATCTACATCAGCAGATTCAGTTGAATTGGATTCGGGTGCTTGTTCATCCGCTGCCGTTTCAACTTCTGCTTTTGTTTCAGGTTCCAAATCTCGTTTTTTCAATTCACTCGTTGCGCTTGGATAAGCCGGCATTGAAACCGGAGATACATCGATCAAACGTGATACTTTCTCAATGATCCGATAAGTGACGCCATCGCGTTGTTCCCATCGGTCTCTTTCAATTAGGAATGCAAATGATGATTGATTCACGTCTCCACGCTGCATCAATTCCATCAAATCATTCGCGTATGATGTTTTTGGCAAATCAACTTCATAAAACAAACCGCGTTTGTCCGTGCTGATTCTCAATGTTCCTGATGAAACACGTCCCAATAATAAGTTTTCATCGTGGTTGAAATAGGCACGAACGTCATCATTCAGTACCTCATCAAACGCACCTGTTTCAATTTGTTCGTAGAATCCACCCATCCATTCGGAATCCGAATTGTAAACGGCGGCATAGCCACGAATTGTGTTTCCATTTTGTTCCGCGCTTTCCATTCGGAATTCGCGTTGTTCTTTTACAACGGATGATTTGCGGACTTCAGCATCGAATTTTTCCAATGTGCTGAATTTGTGAACCACATTCAAAACAGGTTTGCGTTCCACATATGCATCCGATTCGGAATCATAGCGGTATATTCTAATCAATGCCGCTGGATCATCCGGTGTCCCTGTGACGATGAATCCTGAATCTGCTTCCAATTCGCCGTCCGTTTCAGCTTGAATGATTCGGCCGTACGCATTGCCGCCTGATGAATTCCAACGCACAAAATCACCAACCGCCAATTCGTTTGGCTCTGCACGTTTTTCCGTTTTTGATTCCGTTTCAGGATCATCAACCATTTCGCCTTTTCCAAATGTGATCACGATTTCATCATCGGTTTCAATGACGGATTTTATATGTCTTTCGTTTTTATCTTCTTTCATTTGTTCAATCGTTCTTTTTGCCCAACGCAACATTTCATCACCTCCCCAGGCTGCAAACATTACCGATCCGCAAATCTCTTTTCCATCTTCATCAAAAAAACGCCCTTGATCATAGACCTTTGCGCGTGACAAAAATGAATAGGTCCGAACTAAAACATCGTCCGAAATCGATTCACGACCAGCCAATTGATTCGCACGTTGCCAACCTACTGGCGTTCCGCAATCGGTTCCGTGTTCTTCACGGTGATCCAATGCTTTTTGTGCGTTTTCGCTCGCTGCCTTTGGGTAATTATTCCACGGCATCGGCATCATCATTTTGCGGTTGTCCAACTTCAACCATATTCAACGGTTGGAGGTATGCATCGCCACCATCAATCGGTGCCATGTTTTCCATTTTACGAACATCGTTTGCAGATATCCATCCCCATTGACGTCCTTTTGTATAGGCTTCATATCTTGAACGAATATCACCACGCAACAATCCATCCATATTGAAACGGATGTAATATGCTGAATCGCCGATAAACAATTTCCGATTGAATTCCGCTTCCCAGCGTTTGACCCAAGGCAAGATGCAATTTCTGGAAAAAATGATCCCCTGTTCTTCAACATTGGCCCGTGTGGATGAATTTTCCATTGATCCCAAATAAGCCAATGGAATACGGAAAAAACGTGCGATATCTTCAACGCCGAATTTCCGCGTTGATATGAATTGCGATTCCTGTGGACTGATCGACATCTTTTCAACCTTCATCCCTTCCTCAAGGATTGCAGTTTTGTGTGCGTTATCCAATCCCGCGTTGCGTTGTTGCCACGAACGAATGAGTCGTTTATAGGCTTCATCACTCAAACGACCCGGGTGTGTTAGGACCGCAGAAACGTTTGCACCGTTACCAAAGAATGAACCACCAAAACGATCAGCGGCCAATCCCAGTCCAATGGACTCACGTGCCGCTTCAATCACGGATTTTCCAACGATCCCATCGAAACCCAATCCAACAAGGTGGATGATTTCGGAATCATCAAATGTTTCTTTTCCGTCTACTTGATAGAATTTTTCATCTTGATATACTTTCACCTGAACACGATCCGGGTGGATCGGAATCAATTGCAATGGATTTCCAGCACCGTCGCGTTTGATCGCTATGAACGCATTTCCATGCAAACACAAATGTGCCTGGCACGTCTCACGGAATGTGAAATCAGTCATCATCGCATTTGGATGATGGATCAATTTGTTGATCGGGTGCGCATCGGCATCCTGAACGATTCCGTTATTTGTTTGTTTTACGTTCCAAGGCAATGTTGCCATTGTTTCGGAAATCACACGAACGGCACCGAAAACTGCCGACAATTGCATCGCACTATTTTCCGTGACTGCAATGCCTGTTTTTGATTCGTTATCCGAAAACATCCATTCTGCTGGATTAGCCAGTGACGTGGATGGTCGGTTTGGGTTGTTTCGGAATGCTCCGATTATTCGCCCAAATAAATTTTGATTTTCGGCCATTCGTTTGAAAGATGATTGTACAATTCGATGTGAATATACAACAACGTATGCAATGTTCAAAATTTAACATTTGCGTTTAATTATTCACAATCAAACATTTGGAAATAAAAAAGGGAACGCCACCACAGCGTTCCCTACCAAACCAAAACCACCAATCGGAGCAGAACGCCCCGTGGTTCTTTATATGGGCTTATGAATCGCAACGTTGCGTTTCAATCGTTCGTTCAATGCAGCACGACTGAATGAAACATATCGTGTGCATTCCTTCAAAACGATGCCCGATGGTGAAACGGATTCCACCAAAAATTCTTTTCCCGTGCGCGACATTTCAATGATATCGCCAATTTCTACATCATCAACTGGTTGCATAATGGTGTAATTTACGGAAACATTTGTTGTTGTTGTGTGAAACATAATAAAATATTTTGTTTTCAACAATATATGAATTTTTTAATTACCTCCAACTGATTCAACATCAGTACGAAACACATTGATGATTTCACCATTTATCAACACCCTGACAACGTATCCATCACCTGTTTCTGCCATCCACGGTGTGAATCCGTTTTCAAACAACATCAATCCCAATTCACGGGCATCATCCAATTTCATCATAACATTCGGATTCCTTGCGATTCATACGTTGATGATCCGGTCATATCTTTACCTTCCGATGTGATCATTTCACCCAATGCCATAATCATTGCAATGACTCCATCAATTTTGTCACCCGCTTTTGATTTGCTGAATTTTACATTTTCCGCATCATCCTTTTTGGTGACTACATTCGCCGCCATCCAACGCAACATTCCGTGACCGCCGTGATGCAATAACTTCTTTTTGATCAGGATTTCTGCATTTTTAATTGGTGCGGTCATCGAAATAAACCCCTGGCCAAACGGATCCATTTCAATTCCTTTGTCCGTTAATTGCTGGACCAATGAATTGGAATTCCAACGGTCATAGGCCACGGATTTCACATTGTAAGATTCAGCACATTCCAGGATCACGCGCTGAATGACATCGTAATCGGTGGAATTCCCATCAGTCACAATCAATTCGCCATTGGAAACAAATGATGCGTACGATCCACCCGTTTGTTTGTGTCTACGATCAACGGCGGCTTGTGAAACGAATAATTTTGGAACAACCTTGATTGATCCATCATCCCACGGAAAAACCATCACAAAAGCGGTGACATCTTCCGTTGCAGCCAAATCGAGTCCGGCATAACAATCGCGCCCCTTCAATTGATTCCACGGAATCATTCCAGCGGAATCCATCCATTCGGAATCAGTGATCCACGATGCTAATGAATTCACCCATTGATTCAAATGCAATTGCCTGAACGCAACTTCGGTGGATGTCATTGATTTGGCTTCCTGTGACATCTTTTCAAAATATTCGGGTTTGATGGAAACGCCAAAATTCGGATTAGCCTTTTTCCAAACATCAGGATCGTGAATGTCATCCTCCGGATCGGCTTCGTAAATCAACGGCAAAAATGTATCGTCTTGAATTACACCCTCGCGGACCTTCTTTCCATAATCATATAATTTGTAACAAATGGAATTCGGATCAAACAATCCAGCGGTGGAAATACCAAACATCAACGGTTGTGATCTTGCACCCATTGATGTGGCCATCACATTCCACAACTCATCGGTTTTAGCCGTGTGAACCTCATCGTACAAAACACACGATGCATTTGCCCCATGAAGAACACCCGCATCACTGGCCACCGCTTTCAGGAACGAATTCGTTCCATTCAATACGATGGAATTCCTGAACACCTTGCAACCGTTAGTCAACACGGCTTTGTTTCGAACCATTTGTTTACACACATCAAAAATGGCGTTGGCCTGATCGCGTGATGATGCACAACAATAGATTTCCGCACCCGCTTCTTTTTCCACGAACAACATCGCCAATGCCACGGCCGCCAACAAATTCGATTTTCCGTTCTTTCGTGGAATCTGCACATACGATGTGCGGTATTGCCGTTGTCCGTTGTCGTTCATTGTGCCGAACAACTGACCAATATATTCTTTTTGCCATTGCTCCAACAGGAACGGTTGGCCCGCCAAATCACCTTTCACGTGCGTACACACGCGTTCAATGAAATTGATGATTCGGTTTGCTTTGTTTTGATCGTGGTACATTAGAACATTTGTATTTGGTTGCTCTTTTCTTGTTGGTCGCTCAATCGTTCCATTGCGACTGCGTGATATTTTTCGTCTATTTCAAAACCTATGAATTCGCGATTTTCTTTTTTAGCCATTGCGCATTCCGTTCCGCTTCCAGCGAATGGAACCAACACCAAATCATTGGGGCGTGAACACGTCAACAACAACGCACGCGTCAATTTTTCGGGTTTTCTTGTTGGGTGCTTGTATTGCGTGTGCATTGCCGATTCGTTATTGAATCGCATCACCTCATTTAGATTCAAAAAGTTGTCAAACGGACGGCGCAAATCTTCGTATTCACGGCGCAAATCTTCGTATTCACGGCGCAAATCTTCGTATTCACGGCGTTCAATTGGTAAGAATTCACACAATGTTTTCCATTGTTCTTTCAATGGTACATTATATCCTTTTTCCCAATTAGTCACCGCGCCGCCGTGATTTACATTTCCGTAAAATTTCCCATATTCAGCAACATCTTTGATGCTGACGCCTTTTTTTTCTCTTGATTTTTTCAATTCAATTGAAAACGGATTTCGCGGTGCAACGAATTCTTTTTCCACATATTGCAATCCGGTTGCGTCTTGCTCCTTTGAACTATACATCAAAATGCGTTCGGTACACGGCGCAAATGAACGCAAGCCGTCGGACTTATTCAAGCCCATGAAGTTTTCACCTTTGTGCCAAATCAAGTGGTTGACCAAATTGAAATATTTGTCAAAAATGATTTGAGCGTATGCGATGCGCTTGTCGTCGCCATACCAAAACAATGTCCCGTTTTCCGCCAATAATCTTTTGCATTCAATCGCCCATTTTTCGACGTCCTTCAAATAATCATCAAACGAATCCCAAACGAAATCGAAATCGCCGCGCACTTCAAAATAAGGCGGGTCGGCAATGATTAGGTTCACTGAACCATCGGGCAAATCGTTCGTCATCCAATCGGCGTGGTGTATTGTGTTCTTTTCCATTATTCCAAAAGGTCATCAAGTGTTTCAATCTTTTCTTGCGTCTCAATCTTTGCGCGTGATGATGCGGTCAATCCAAATTGAACCATCATCTTTTCGACCTTGGACCACGATTGATTCATCATCAACACCTCCGGGCGTGGCCTCCACATAAAATCGCCCTGTGCCGTTGTTGTGGAATATGTCGGTCCGTGTTCTTTGATCACGTTCCTTGCGACCTGGTAATCTTCCCAGGCGTCCGCCAACATTTGCAATGCCATTGCATCGACTTCAGCAACAACGCCAAGATCATCTAATTTTTTTACCAACCATTCAAACGTGTCATCAGCAGATTGCACCGATGGTTGTGATGGAATGCCTTCAGCCTCCAATCGATTTTTGTGTCGACTGGCATCATAGGTTCCCTGTGCTTTTAAAATTGCCGTTGGTTTTGGTTTTCTTCCCTTGCTCATAATTTATCCAACCATTGAATTTGTATTTGTTCCGCAATCTTTTGGATCATTAGCGGTGGAACTGACATTCCGCATATGTAGTGCGCTTTGTTTTTTTTGTAATCGTAATCCAATGGAAACGATGAAATCATTGAAATCTCATCATCCGGAATGCGGTTTGGCTGATCCCATTTCATTGGCACAGCGTCATCACCAGCTGGTAATGTATACGGTGTTTCATTTTCAAATATAAACCGCAATCCAAATCGTGAGGTTTTACCATTTTCCCTTTCATTGATGTGGGACATTTTACGATCACCTTCAATTTTTTTGTGCCACATTTCCAATGTTTCCTTTGTTAATGCACGACCAACATTTCCTGTTTTGAATTCACCGTATTTCACCCAACGTTCATTGAATTCCAAATCAAGTTTTGGCGCTTGCGTGAACATATCTTTGAAATACAAAAATGGATCGGCCAAATCTTTGCGCATTGAAACGAAAAAAACGCGTTCACGTCTTTGTGGCAATCCCATATCTGCACCGTTCAACAACCAATGCTGGACATAATATCCTGCGGCATCCATTTGCTTGTACACCTCACGAACATATGCCTTTGCATCGCCCAGCAACATCCCTTTGACATTTTCAGCCAACACAATTTTTGGTTGCAATCGTTTTGCTAAATCAATGAAATCAAAAAACAATGTATCCAAAACCTGTTCGGCCTGACCCTCTTTGAATTTCTTTTCTTTTCCCCAATCACGATCCCGAACACCAGCCATTGAAAATGATGAACACGGTGGTGATCCATCCAGTATATCAAGATCAAACAATTCATTGGGCAAATCTTCACGATCCTTGAAAGTCTGAATCGGTTCAATGAATGCGTGTTTTGGATCGTGGTTCGTGATGTAGGCGTCGGCCATCTTCGGATCAATTTCGTTCATTCCGATCACGTCGAATCCGGCACGTTTGTATCCCATGGTTGATCCGCCTCCACAGGCGAAGCAGGAAAAAACTTTGTATCCGTTTTTTTCAGGATATCCATCGGATAATTTCCATTTGTATTGTTTCATTTTTTGTTGTTGTGTTAAATTTTTAACAAAATGTTTCGTTCTTGACTTTTTGCTGCCCAAAATTGCGGTCGTGTACAACTTGT